AGTAAGACCGCATTTTATTCCTATAGCCTACCCACATGACGGTAATCGCAGGGATAGCATGGGAAATCCGGGGCTTGCTGACCAGTACAGGAACTTAGGTTGTAACTTTTTATTGGAACATTTTTCTAACCCACCAGCATTGGGAACGAATAAAGGTTCTAATTCTGTTGAGGAAGGTTTAATGGCGATGCTCCAATCTATAGAGGCTGACAAGTTTAAGGTATTCTCAACTCTCACAGATTGGTTTGAAGAGTTTAGAATGTATCACAGAAAATTTAATAAGGTAGTTCCTATAAGGGATGATCTTATGTCTGCAACACGATACGCATTTCAATCACAGCGTTTTGCTGTATCTGGTAAAGATCCAACATGGACGCAAGAGGTTAATTATGGGAATTACGGAATAGTTTAATGGCAAAAGATAGATCAGATGACGAGCTAGTTACTAGGATACGAGGAGAGATTACAGATTCGCTTGGGTATATGGGCGATACAATCTCTCAGCAGAGAGAGCAAGCTATGGAATATTACTATAGCTTACCTTTCGGCAATGAGGTTGAGGGTAGATCACAGTATGTAGACTCTACAGTACAGGACACAGTGGAGTGGATTAAACCTTCCTTAATGAGAGTCTTTGCTTCAGGTGATGAGATGGTTAAGTTTACACCTCATGGCCCAGAAGATGTACAGATGTCTGAACAGGCTACCGACTATGTAAACTATGTATTTACTAAAGATAATCCCGGATGGGAAATTCTATACTCATGGTTTACGGATGCTTTATTAAGCAAGAATGGAATAGTTAAAATCTGGTGGGATGATTACGATGAACCACAGAGAGAAGAATACTCCCATCTTGACGATATGGAGTATGAAGTTCTAATATCTAATCCTGATGTAGAAGAAATATATCACGAAGAATATATAGAAGAAGATCAGATGATGGGTGTTACTGCTTACCATGATGTCATTATAAGTAGAACAAGAAAAACAGGTAGAGTTAAAATAGAGAACGTTCCACCTTCTGAGTTCCTTATTTCTAGGGAATCAAAAGATATACAGAGTGCTAGATTTATTTGTCACAGAGTAGAAAAGACATTATCAGAATTAAGGGAGATGTATCCTGACGCAGACTTAGATGCAAGTGAGTTAGGTGCTGGTGATGAGGACATGACACAGTTCTCTGCCGAAAGGTTAGAACGTTATGCTTTTGACAAGTCTGCTAGATACTGGGAAGGATGGGGTGGAGATGAGTATGGTGAGCAAGGGTTACGAACTTACTGGTTGCATGAATGCTTTCTTAAAACCGATTATGATGGTGATGGAATAACAGAATTAAGAAAGGTTTGTTTAGTTGGCTCTACTGTTCTTGAGAATGAAGAGATTGATTCAGTACCCTTTGTCTCTATTACTCCAATTAAGATACCACATAAGTTCTTTGGTTTGTCTATAGCTGATCTAGTGATGGATATTCAGCTAATGAAGAGTACGTTAATGCGTAATCTTATGGATAATATGTATAACCAGAACTTTGGGAGGTATGCAATTTTGGAGGGTCAGGCTAACCTTGATGACCTTTTAACGCAAAGACCCGGTGGTGTGGTAAGAGTTAAGTCTCCAAACGCAGTTACACCTTTGGCTACACCTTCATTAGAGCCTTACTCATTCCAGATGTTAGAATACTTAGATGGGGTTAGAGAGTCTAGGGCTGGCGTGTCAAGAATGTCACAAGGATTAAACGAGAATGCTTTAACATCTCATACTACAGCTACGGCTGTTAATGCTGTCATGGGCGCGGCTCAAAGTAGAGTAGAATTGATTGCTAGAAATTTTGCAGAGACTGGTGTTAAAGATTTAATGCTGAGGATTTATGAGTTATTACTTAAAAACCAAGACCATGAAAGAGTTGTTATGTTACGCAATCAGTGGGTTCCTGTTCGTCCTGACGCTTGGAATGATAGGTTTGATTGCACTGTGTCAGTTGCTTTGGGTAATGGGAACAAAGATCAGCAAATGGCTCACCTTTCAAGAATGTTGCAATTTGCAGGAGAAGCCATGAAGGGCGGCCTAAGAATTGTTAATGAGCAGAATATGTATAACTTAGGCGCATCTTTAGTTCGGTCAATGGGCTTTCAAAATGTTGATGATTACTTAACTAATCCTGCTAATATGCCGCCTCAACAGCAACAACCCTCACCTAAAGAGCAAGCCGATTTAATGGAGGCTCAAATCAAAAGGCAAGAGCTAGAAATTAAAGCTGGAGAACTTCAGTTAAAGGCGCAAAAGATCAAACAAGAATATGAAAAGTTACAAGTTGACTCCAGTCTTAAACAGCAAGAGCTTAACTTAGAGAGAGAACAAAATAGAGCAGTAGCGATAGGAGCAACTTAATGTTACCTGATGAGAGGGAAAGGAGAGCTAAGTCTCTCCTAGATGATCCGTTGTTTAATGAAGCATTTGGAGCAATTAAAGAAGATTTACAGAGCCGTTGGGAACACAGTGGCTCTACAGAAGTTGAGGCTAGAGAATCAATCTGGCTTGCAATGAGACTGCTTGATAGAATCGAAGGGCATATAAAGTCTATAGTTGAAACTGGACACATGAACAAGGTTCTTGAAAAGCAACATCCATTTATCTAATTAAAGGAGTTTATTATGGCGGATACGCAACAGCAACCGCAACCAGCAGTACCTTCCCCAAACTTTCCAGAAGGAAGCATAAGGGAGGCACAAGATGCGTTTCTATCTTTATCGGAACCTGAAGAGGAGAATCCGAAAAAGCAAGAAGCCGAAACGTCTGAAGAGGTAGAGGACGTTGAAGAATCAACCGAGGTCGAAGAGGAATCATTAGAGGCTTCTGAAGAAGAATCTGATGAGGAATTACAGGCAGAGGAGGAGGACTCAGAAGAATCCGAAGTCGAAGAAGAAATCACTGAAGAGGAGGACAGCACACCTGATCTTTACACTGTTAAGGTTAACGGTGAGGAGTTTGAGGTTACTGAAGAAGAACTCTTAAATGGATATTCTCGACAACAGGATTATACAAAAAAGACGCAAGAGCTAAGTGAGTATCGCAAGCAATTAGACGAAGCAGCACAGCTGTTTCAAGCCGAAGTTGCCCAGACTCAGGAAGCCAGACAGCAGTATATTAATGCGCTTGCAACAGCGGTAGAGACTAATATGTCCTCGCTTGCAAAGTATGAGAATACTGATTGGGAACGATTGAAAGCGGAAGATAAGGAAGAGTACCTTACTAAACGGGATGAATATCGTGAGGCCCAAAACCATATACAACAGCTAAAACAAAGATACCAAAGCGAAGCGATAAAACAAAATGAAGAACAGCAGAAGCAATTTGCTCAAGCGGCTCAAGAGGAACACCAAAAGCTAGTAAATATTTTACCAGCTTGGGGTAATCCAGAGCAACAGAAAAAAATTGCGTCTCAAGTGCGAAATTTTGCGCTATCCAAAGGATACACCGAAGAAGAGTTAAGTCAGTTAATAGATCATCGTTCTATACTTGTGCTTATGCAAGCAAAAGCGTGGGAAGATGAAAGGCTTAAAGCTAAAAACATTAAGACCAAAAAGGTTAAAAAGAATGTTAAGGTTGTAAAGAGTGGAAAAGGTGTTGAAAAGAAAGCTAGTAATAAAGTTGTGCGTCAAAACAAAATGAAGCGTCTTCAAAATTCAGGTCATGTAAATGACGCAGTAGGATTATTTGAGGACTTTGTTGAACTTTAAAACAGGAGAAATGTTATGGCTATTCCTACGAATACTAGGGAAACCTATGGTGCTGTAGGCATCAGGGAAGACCTTAGTAATATCATCTATAATATTTCGCCAACTGAGACACCATTCCTAAGTGGTTGTGGTCGAGAGACTGCTGAGAATACTTACTTTGAGTGGCAGACGGATGCACTAACAGCGGCAGCGGCTAATCGCGCTACCGAAGGTAACGATCCGACTTCTACCGCTGTGAGCGAACCCACAAGGGTAGGGAATTATACCCAGATTTCGGTTAAAGCCGTCCAGACTTCTGGAACAGCCGAGGCCGTTAATTTTGCTGGGCGTAAATCTTCCCAAGCGTATCAGTTAGCGAAACGTGCTAAAGAAATGAAGCGCGATATGGAAAAGATGTTGATGGACAACGTAGCACAATCCGCTGGTGCTGGCCCTTCACCCGGCCCTGCAACCGCGAGAGCGACAGCAGGACTAGGCGCATGGGTAGCTACCAATTACCACACTTTAGGAGGCGCACCTTCACCACCGGGTTTAGGTTCTGCTTCTGCTGGTAATGGTACTAATACCGCTAGCGATGCTACATCCACTGGTACATTAACCGAAGCTGGAATGAAAACCGTTATCAAAGAATGCTTTGATAGTGGTGGAACTCCAGACACCATTCTTGTTGGCTCTGCTAATAAGCAGGTGATTTCGGCATTAACTCAAACAGTGTCAGAACTAAGGACAGCAGCAGATAAGTCTGCACCTGCTCATGTTGTGGCATCTGTTGATGTTTATGTTTCCGATTTTGGAACTTTTAAAATAATTCCAGATCGATTCCAGAGAGCGCGAGACTGCTGGTTTATAGACTTTGATTTTTGGGCTGTGGCGTATCTACGTCCATTCATGACTGAAAGTCTAGCAAAGACTGGGGACAGTATAAAGCAGATGATTCTGGCTGAGTACGGTCTTATGTCTAAGAACCAAGCGGCTAACGGTTTCTTGGCTGACGTATAGGTGTAAGAGTGAGGGTGTAAAAGCCCTCACTTATCTATGAAAGAAAATATAAAAGATTATTTATTTCACAAGAAACGTTTTTTAAGTGTAGATTTTTGTGAGTACGCTTTAGAGAAACTAAAGAAAAGCCAGTGGGAGAGTCACGACTTCACTGGTTATGAAACAAATGATCCTGAACATGGCTTTGGATGGGAGAGAGAGGTTAAGTCTAAACCTTCTGGAAATGCAGAGCCAGAATTTATAGGATTTAAAAGCCCTGACTGGAATAAAGATCATGCTCATATTAACAATGTTATTATAAATGATTTATCTAAAGCATTAACAGAGTATGTAAGAAGTTTTGGTTATAAGTGGTTTGACGGGTGGAATGGGTATTCAGCTATAAAGTTTTTAAAGTATGCTGAGACTCATCAAATGGCAGAACACTGTGATCATATTAGTTCGTTGTTTGATGGAAATGTAAAAGGTATCCCGATGTTATCCATTGTAGGTCAGTTAAATAAAGACTTTGAAGGTGGTGAGTTTGTAATGTGGGGAGATCAGACAATACCATTTGAGACTGGTGATGTCATTATATTTCCATCTAACTTCATGTATCCACATAGAGTAGAGCCTGTAACCAAAGGAGAAAGATATTCATATGTCTCTTGGGCATACTAAGTTTAAAATTGTTAGAGGTATGCTGTCTGGAGAGCTGTTAAACTTTCTTGGTATGTATGCTTACAATATAGCCACCCTTCCTAATGAATGGAAGGACGATCAAGTTCCTAACACACCTGCATTCCATGATGATTTGGCAATGAAGAATTTAATGTGTTATCTATCTGCTGACATGGAGGAATATGTAGGTATGGATTTAATTCCTACTTATTCTTATTTGAGAGTGTATAAGCATGGTGATGTATTACACAGACATACAGACAAACATAGCTGTGAGTTTAGTGTTACATTAACTTTAAGAAGAGAATTAAATGAGGATATATGGCCTATCTATTTAGATCCCTTTCATGAGAATGGAGATTTAACTTATGGTGGAAGAAAGATAGAGCTAGATGTGGGTGATGGGCTTATTTACAAAGGCGTTGAGACCCCTCACTGGAGGGATAAATTTGAGGGCAGTAAACTAGCCCAAGTATTTTTACATTACATAAGGAGGCAGTAATGAGCAAGAAAAAAGAAGTGGAAGGGCCAATCACTTTGTACTCTCCTGTCAGCAGAGGTGGTGACGAAGGTTTATTAAAGGCTATCAAAGGTCTTGAAACAGGCAAGTCTGGGTATAAATCTCCGGGCAACAGCCCTAAGCATAAGGTAGAAAATCCATTCAAATAAGGAGCTGTAATGTTTGTGTATACAAAAACCCCTACTATTGCGGTAGTAGACGGTATTATCTCTCCAGAAGAATGTAATCAAATAATTGAGCATTCAAGAGATAAGCTAGAAAGAAGTACAGTAGCAACTGATAAAGGCTTAGTTTCAGATAAGGATAGAACTTCTCATGGAACTTGGCTTAATCATTCTGAATTTTCAGAGGTATGTCAAAGGATTTCGGATATAGCGGCTATACCATTAGAAAGAGCAGAGCCTATCAATGTTCTGCGTTATACTGATGACCAAGAGTATAAACCACATTATGATGCGCTAGATGGGATGCATCTTGAGAATGGTGGACAAAGGTTATTAACTTGTATGCTATATCTGAATAATGCTGTAGGTGGGTCTACTGCATTTCCAAAATTAAATTTAATCATTGGTTCTATAGGCGGAAGATTATTGATGTTTGGTAATGTTGATGAAAACAATCAGGCGCATGAGCTATCATTGCATCAAGGATTGCCGCCACATGAAGGTGAAAAATGGGTGATGACCTTATGGTTTCGAGAAAAGAAGATAAACTAGAAAAAGCGTTTGGTGCTAAAAAAGTTAAAGCACCAGATAAGCCTAAACAAAAGACTGCTGAAGAGCATTTAAAAGAATGGTCTAAAGACCAGACTAAAGCTATAGGTGGTAAGGGATTTTTAATAGGATGAAAAGAAGATCAGGTAAGCTGTTAGATGTAATGCCTTATAGACATCAGGAATGGATAGAAGAGCCTGATGGAGAAATATCTATAACTACATATCAGGATGTTACTCCAACTATAGAGCAAAACAAAAAAGAATACAATATATATGGGGATAAGCTAACAACAGGCAAAAGAGGGGACTGGCATAAGGTAGCCTCTATTCCTTTTAATGTATACGAGCAATGGAAGAATGAAACTAATGGAGCAATTGATAAAGATCCAAAGTTGCTGGCTAAATATTTAAATGACCCAGACAATAAATTTTTTAGAACTGCACCAACAAAACTATAGAGGAAATAATGATGGCAGATTTATACAGATTAAACAATTTTAACTATACGTTTACTGCTACCGATAGTTCGGTGCTATTGAGCGATGCTATCTCTGCACAATGTAACGCAATTATTATCAACGCAAGTGAACCTGTATTTATTAAAATAACAAAACATGGTGATGCGGCGACTTCTGGCTCGTGTGGGTACTTTATAAAGGACTGGCCTCATTATGTGCGTGTGAGTGGCGGAGATCGCGTTGCAGGTTTAAGAGCAGGTGGAAGCAACTCTGTAGTTTATATTACTGAATTGACTGAATGAAAATCTCTGATCCTGATCTTTATAGACTTGCAAATAAATTGCATTCTATAACCACCACTACAACCTCTACTGAAATGGCGGAGGCGGTTGGCTCTGGTATAGAGGCTGTAATGATAACATCTACAGAGGATGCTTATCTTGCATTTGGTGGAGAGGTAGATACTACGCCTTGGAGTGATGTCGTTGGTGCGTGGTCAGCGCAAACAAACTCATGGAAAGAATATGAAGCTGTTGGTGAAGGTTACCAAGAGAAAGATTGGCCTACTTATTGGCGTATTAGTTCAGGGCAGAAGGTATCTGCTTTACAAGTATCAGCATCAGGAACAGTATATATTGCGGAGATGACAAGGTAATGGCGATAGGAACTTATGCGGAACTCCAGACTGCTGTGGCTAACTGGCTAGACAGGGGTGACCTAACAGATAGAATACAAGAATTTATAGACTTAGCTGAGGCAAGGATCAACCGTAACCTTCGGCTTAGACTTATGGAAACTGCGGCTACTGGAACATTAACTCCGGGAACTAGAGACTATACATTGCCTACAGATTATATACAGGCTAGGACATTTCATTTAACTCTTGACCCTATAGTTTCATTGTCGTATGTTACGCCAGAAATAATGAATAGAATATGGGGAGGGTCTACCTCTGGAACACCAGAAGCCTTTACCATTATTGGAGAAAACTTTAGGCTTGGCCCTGAACCTGCAACTGCTGATGGTTATTCTATGCTTTATTATAAGCGAATACCTGCATTAACACCTGCGGCCACAACCAATAGTATGCTTACATATAATCCTGATATATATTTATATGGGGCTTTGTTAGAAGCAGAACCTTTTCTACAGAATGACGCAAGGGTGCAGTTATGGGCTACAGCTTACAGGCAAGCTGTTAACGATTTACAAGTTCAGGATGATAAAGACCGTCACTCAGGTTCTGAGCTAAGAGTAATGAACACGAGTGGCTACTTTTAAGGGGATTAATTATGGGATTAGAAACAGCAACATATATTAGCCAGCTAACAGCTACAAATCCAACATCTAGTGATCCTGTATCGCAAGGTGATGACCATCTGAGGCTAATTAAATCAGTATTGCAATCGCAATTTACCACGCTAGGCGCGGCAGCAGTAACTACTACAGCGGCTGAGTTAAACCTATTAGATGGAAAGACAGCAGTAGGTGATGTTACTGGGCCGGGATCTAGTGTAGACAATGCAATCGCAAGATTTTCTGGAACTGGTGGAAAAACAATACAGAACACAACAGTTACCATCTCTGATGATCCACCTGTTGTAAAGATTGGTGACGGTACGGCTGAAGATACTACTATATTGTTTGATGGAAATGCTAAAGATTTTTATATGGCATTAGATGATACTGCTGACAAACTTGTTATTGGCGAGGGATCTACTGTAGGTACAAACTCCATAATGACGATTACTGATGATACAGTAACCATAGGTGATGGAGCTACGGCAGACACCTATCTTAACTTTGATGGCAACGCTCAAGACTATCGTATTGGCCTTGATGACGGCACTGATAAACTAGAAGTCGGTGTGGGAACTGCTCATGGAACCACAATATCTTTTACTGTCGATTCATCTGCTGATGTGGACTTTAATGATAACGTAGTCTCTAACCCAGAGATAAAGGATTATAAAGAAACTGTGCAATCTGTTACTGGAAACCAAACTGTCAATACTGCATTACTAGCTAATGGTAATGTTATTAACTGGTCTGGAAGTGGGACGGTTACATTAGACACTCCTGCTGTTGGGTATCATGGGGTCAGCTTTACACTCATCGGTCAGTCTGCTATGACAATTGCAGAGACATCAACTAATGATATATTCTGGGCAGGTGGAACAACTCCAACTCCTAGCGGTATATGCGTATTTAACTTTTTCTGCACACTATCTGCGGCTGGAACTTACAAATGGTTCGGCTTTGATGGTGGTCAGGATTGGGCTACATAAGGGGGGACTATGCCACTAGGATTTAATGCGGCTGTACAAATGAGCAAGTCTGGTTGCGAACTCCCTACCCTTCCGGGTACGGCTCAATACTGGACTGGCTATTTTACTCAAGATAGTAGAGGTGGGAACTCTGGACTGCCGGGCAATTCCGCAAGTTCTAGTATTACCTTTGTTAACGCCGGAACATTGACAAGCTCTGATTCACGCTTCACTGGCTATTGGGGAAATAACGGGTGTACGTCTGGAGAGGCTGTGAACAGTGTAGGTTGTTGGTATTTTGACGCAGGAGCCGGAAATACGGACAGACCCACTGGCGGATCTAACACACAAGCCTACCATGAAACCAGAGGGGGTGGCATGTGGATATACTGGTCATGTGATGGATCAACTTGGTCGGGTGATCGTGATTATCAGGGATCAGGTTCAAGCTATTCAGGTCTGCGACAAACAGGTGGCGCGGTTACTGCTTGTGGTTCATGTACGCAAACATTCTCAGTAAGCAATAGCTCAACTAGTTCAGCATTATAGAGGAAAATAATAATGTATTATGCAAAACAATTTAACGGTAAATGGGAAATAAGACCTATAGGAAAAATGGAAATAGGGACAGCCTTTGCTAAAGGTACGCCAGATAGTGTTCTTGCTGGGTATGATATATATCCAGTTAAAGCATACTTGAAAACTGATGACACTGTAATTGAAGAAAGAGATCCACCTGAGTTAATTAGCGGAGAAGTTCATTTCTATTCTGAAAGAGCAAAGACTGATGATGAATACTGGGCTGAAATTAGAGAAAATAGAAATGTCTTGTTATTCGACACAGACTGGACAGACCTACCTAATGCTCCATTGACGGATGCCCAGAAAACAAACTATCAGAGATACAGGACTGAACTAAGAAATATGCCACAGAGTACATCTAATCCAAAGGATGCTGTATGGCCGGAGCTTTAAGGGATAGATTGGATATTTGTAAAAAATGTGAACACCTAAATAAGATGTTATCAGTATGCAAAAAGTGTGGATGTATCGTTCAGTTAAAAACAAAAATTAAATCTTCTAAATGTCCTGTGGGGAAATGGTAATGAGCTTAGTTCCTATAGAGAAAGTAGGTGAATTCGGAATTGTCAAAGACATTAATGCTTGGCAATTGCCTAACAATGCGTGGACAGAAGGTAATAATATAAGGGCAGAACATAATGCAATACAGAAAAGCCCCGGATATTTAGAGGTAATGGAGTCGTGTCCTGTACCTCCGTACTTTATTACTAACCTAGAAATAGGCGGAGCAAACTATTGGATAGTCGGAGGGCTTGCAAAAATATATGTACACAATGGAACAACTTGGACAGACATTACAAGAACTAGCGGAGATTATAATGCAACTGCTAAAGAAAACTGGACAGCCACGATTCTAGGTGGAATACTTATAATGAGCAATGGATTTGATGATCCCCAGTTCTGGGCATTATCATCCGGCATACCTTCAGTATCTACAAAAATGGCAGACCTAAGTAACTGGCCTGCCAGCACAGAGTGCAAATCATTAAGGGCTTTTAAATCTTTTTTAATTGCGTTAAACGTTACCAAATCATCAGTACCTTACACTAGTCTTGTCAAGTGGTCTACTGCGGCGGCAACACAAACTGTACCCACTTCATGGGACG